GCAGAGCCGTGCGGAGAATATACCACACATCTTGCCCCCAATGCCATGTTTCTATATTCTCACGGGAGTCCATCCCCGTGAGAGCCTCATATAGAGAGGAAAGATCCCTGACGAAGGCATTTTAAAGCCTTCCGACTCGCCCCGGATCTTAGAGCGCATCCACTGATCGTAGTAATAAGCGTCTTGGCCTACAACTCTGGCCTTTTCGCCTACGACGGACAGCGCGAGTTCCTCAAGAATATGCCATGCGGAAGTCACCTTCTTGCCCACGCGGTGCGAATGCGTAGACTTTCCAGTGTGTTCCCGCACAGTCACAGGTGGATGCTTTCGCTTTGTCCATATCCCGAAGGAGTTCTTGTCTTCGGTAAAGGGCAAATCCGCCAACAGCTTCCCTAAACGGGAAGGCTGCAAGAGCCTTAAGTATCGGGCTCTCATATAGCGAATAATGTAGCTTTGGACCTTGGAAAAACCAAAGTCGCCAGCCGCATTGGCTACAGCCACGAGTGAAACGAACACGGAGGGGTCATAAATCCCTTTATGTCCGTCTTTTACCCGTAAGTACATCGGTGTGACATCCTCGCCGTTAAAAGCAAAAATGCCACAGCTCTCACGAACACACTGGCCCCCAGTGAACGATTTGTTCATGTTCACCTTAAGACCAAAGTGTTCCAGCAAACGCGTGACATGCTCTGTGACACGGCTGTCACAGATTATGTCGTCACCATACACTCTAGGAGATCTAAGCGCCTGACCATAAGCCCGAAAGTTATCGGACAGGTGGCCAAGTAAGTCTTGAACCATCAGCTTTTGGCTGTTGGGGTCCAGATTCACCAGATCTGTAAAAGTGCAAGACCTGAGCCTCATCAGATAGCCGATGACGGTAATCGCCGTGAAGAGAACGCACTGAACGGGAAAGCAAGTTGCTGATCCCATAGGTGAGAACTTTATCATGGTATGTAACTTCCCATCGGGGAGAGTCACTGTTGAAGTGCGCGTACCCATAAGATAAAAAGCAATCTTAGAGGGGAATACTGCCTTCACGATATCCGTATGTATACGATCTGACGCTGCGGAGAGGTCGATAGTGTCGAGACTAAAGTTAGCCGAGCCTACATAGGCATACTGCTGATTTAGGATTTGACTCCGAAGATCAACAAAACGCCCAATAGGTGATTGGTGAATACAATCCACCAACCAACGCATTACCTCCTGTTGGAAGTACATGACAACTGCCGGTTCCATACAGACCGATCTATAGGTCTTGTATGAC